TGACGTTCTACAACAAAAGGCAAATGTTATTGCAAATGACGTTCAGAGCTTCACTCAGAAGGCTCATTATTCCATGCGTCTTGCAAACATTTTGATGAAGGTTCAGATATTTGTTGTTTCGCTCATTGGAGCTAAATTGATTATAACCTTCACTTTTTACGTCGCTGATGCCTTTTTACGATTTTTAAATCGGCGACGCCGTGAGGAAGCCCTTGGCATGCCTATTTTGCGCTACATGGGTCACTCACTCTCGGGTCTCGCAAAAGTTATCTGTTATCTTATTGGCGGCCCGTATGATGTCGTTGCAAAATCGGTACGTGAAGTTGCGGAAACTTGTATCGATATTTGCTGCCTGTTTGGCTTTGTCCAAGGTGTTCACGATGGTGCTTTTATGGAAGCATGCAATTCTGAAGTGAATGATGCATTTTACGTGAAACCTACTGGCAAACAAGCACATTGGGACACTTTGACGCCGGATGCTAAAAGTCGTTTTCTCGCTCAAGAGAAGTTGGTTGCTGAATCTTGTGAAATCTTGCAACTAGACGACACTAAGTCGACGGATTGGATCAATGACGCTGACCCATTCGTCGGGGCACCGGCCTTGTACTTTTTCTGCCATCGTGCAGATTTTCCTTACATGAATGACTATTGTTCGTTTTACGACCATTTGAATGACGGTCCAAACAAAGCTCTTGCGGATCGCAAGTGTCTCATGAAGGAAATGCACCAGTTGTTACGCGAGTTTTCAGCTCAGAACCAGCATAAAGGCGTTTTCGTCTTCGCCATTGAAGGTGAAAACGGCGTTGCTGTTCGTCGAGATATCGCGTACGCTGATTTGCAAAAGTACGAAGATAGTGTGGCTCGTTGGGCCACTCCTACTGTCGTTGCCATGAGTGGCGAGGCAGTTACCAAGTCCTCCCTCAAGTTTGTTCCCTTGCCTACTTGGGGTGGTGTTGATTTGCCAGATATAGGCAAGCACTGGGCTAACACAACAATGTCGCAGAAGTACAAATATTTCTGTGAACGTGCAACCAAGTGCTACGACAGAGTTAAAGAACATGTCAAGGAGAAAAAGTGGATGGTTCCCATTTTCGTTTTCGGTATTGCATTTTGTTATCTTCTTTACCACGTTTGGAAAAAGAAGTCAGAGCGAAAAGTGCGGATCCAACCACTTGGCGAGTTGAACCAGTCTGATGACTTTATTTCGAATGAAAATCAAACTCCTACTCCAGAAATGGACAAGGAGCATAAGGTCAAAGGCGGTCGTCGCCGTGAGCTTGGCAATCGTGATCGTATTCATGGCCACGGTCCATCCCATCACATTGGAAAAGATTCTCGAAATCGCCGTGGCAGAATGCAGGCTTCAGATGTCAATGACATACTGAAAAAGCAACAACAACTCCTGAAAAAGGATGAACCAATTTGTTTGCGATGCCTGAATTCGTGGACTTGTAAGATTGACGAGGTCAAGCATAACGACAAGAAGTATTGCATTAAGCCAGATATTGACTATTTGAAACGTATTGCCGTTGATGACTACAAAGAGTATATCAACCAGGCTGTGCGTGAGTGTGTTTGTGGCAAATGCAATGAGGATGTACAACACGATCGTCGCGTCGCGTCGTACAATGCCGATAAAGTTCGCCTTGGCTTGGCAAAACGTGCAAGTAGGAACCAGTCATTGGTGTTGCATGAAATTGTTGCCAAAGATGGAGGCCAACTTCGTCGGTATGTGAGTCCCATGGATGACGATTATCTGCTCATCCCTGAGGATGATTGCATTGAGTCCAAGGAACCTGTCTTGCAGAGTTGGACTCCAAATTGCAATCAATCTGCCACTTTCAACCATATTTCGTTGGATTCGAATGCTCTGTTTTCGGTTTTTATGGTTGAAGTTTCTTGTCGTGTCGCCGCAATAGCAAGTGACGAACAATGGGCGTTGGAGAATCACAAATCTCGCGCCCACGGATTTCGTTCTGGTGTTGGTTATCAAACTGTTCGCCACTTGTTTGGGGACCATACCAAGATACAACTTCAGCGTTTCGTTGTTCATTTCTACCAAGCTGATGTTGGTATGGTTACAGTCGATGTACCAGAAGTTGATTTGAAAATTCTTTCCGACCACTACAATCGTTGTGCGTCGGGAGCGTCACCAGCTTTCATGAGTCTCGACTTGTGGTGCATTCCACAAAAAGAGTGGGCCTTGAGTGTTGGAAAACACATGCCGATGCGTGAAGACGTCGGTGCCCGCTATGAGTTGTCCACCGTAACGCTCTATTCCAATCAAGACTACAAAAATGCACTTGGTGTGATTCCGCGTTTCAAGTTGTCCACTGTTGGCACTTGGGTCGTTGATTTTGCGCCGTTTTGCATGCAGTCTGTTGAGCTGGATGCCGAATTCGTCGATTCGAAATTTCGGGTCGGCGTTTATTGGGCTGACACTGTTGGAGGTGACTCTGGTTGCCTCATTATGGTGTCGGGAGCGGCAATGTGCCAACACCTCCGTACCGGTGCTGAACCGGATGGTCGTGTTTGTGGTCGGTTCCTGGATGAGGTAGCAAAGTCTGCTTTGCGCATCCAAGTTGAGCCGAAGTTGGTAAACTCGTGTTGAGCAACCAATGGCCGCGCCAAATTAGACCAAATGTGTATAATGATGTTCTGCCTCCCCTGTCAAGTGTGTGTACTTTGTACCTTCGGGAGAGGACCATCCCTGTATGGACTGGATCTAAATTTGTGCGTAGGTTGCTCGACAAGAAAGGCTATGTATGTAAAACACATATGTTGATGAATGCACCATATCAGTGGGAACAAATCGCCAATGAACGATTTTTGACTCCACTGAATGTTAATATACAATTGACCGTTTTTGAGAAGGCTTGCAAAGCATTTGACAGCCTTTTGTCTATTGTACCTCATGTAGGCGTTTTTAAACCGGAGCAGGCCCTTGTGAGTATGCCGCGTCTTACTCACCCTGGCTACCCTGCTGAGCTTCGTTATCGCACGAAGGAAGATGCGATACAAGGCATGTACCCGTTCTTAATCAACGCAATGGATCTCCGTTGGAAGGGAGACCTTTGCGTTCGTACAAATCGAAAAGTTGAAATGCGCAAGGCCCAAAAATTCGTCGATAAAGCTGTTCGTACGATTGCGTCTTGCGATGTAACTATGATTTCGAATGGGGTTCGCCTATTCACTCCGTTGATGGAAGAGTTGAAAATGACCGCATTGCGGACTCCTTATTGGTGTGGAAAAGGCCGTTATCACGGCATCCCCAATCAGTTGAAGTCGCAATTGTGGCCGCATGCACAAGTGTTGGACATCACTGCCCAAGATTCTTCAGCTTGTCGTCCGATTTATCAAGAATTGTACGCATGGAAATGCAGAAAGATTACTGAAATCGACGAGCATGCAGAATCTGGACAGACCAGGAAAAATCTGTACGAGAAGATTTTTTGGTACATGGAGCAAATCTTGACCAGCCCGTTGGTCGATTCAAAGGGTCGAGTTTACCTCCGCGACCATGGAAACCCATCTGGCCAATACTGCACTACATCTGACAATACGCTTGATATGATGTTTTCTATCATCTATTGTCTCATATGGAATGGCCGAGACCCACTTAGCGATGATTATCGCTGGAAAGTTCTCGGTGATGATACCATATTTACGGCTCGTTTGATTTCACTTCTTGTCTCACTCAATTGGATCACACCCATGTCAGAGTTGGGAAAGAAAGTCAAAGTTGGTGCAATTTGCGCCACTGAAGACGCTGAGTTCCTGGGCGATCGTTTGGTTTATCGCAAGGAACTCGGTATGTGGATGCCGATTCCGTATGATATGGATAAGATGAAGTGTGCTTGGCGCGACCATTGTCGACAAGAATCGCCCTTGATGAACTATATTCGCACGTACAATTTCTATGTGCAATGTTTTTGGGATGAAGAGTTTCGCGGCTGGTGCGAGGAGGCTTTGAGAGCTCTTGAACCAGATCCCGCGAAGCCATTCGACATGGATCGCGTGAAGTTGGATGATGTCTTGCGCTATGAAGACCAGACGATTCGCGGGGACGTGATCAAGAGCCTCCCGACGTCACCCTTTGAAATTGTGCAATTGTATACCGGATGGCAGACACCGACGCCACAGTTGGAGCAGTTTTACGCGTTGCAGGAGCTGTTCTCCCACGTTACGGAAACTGGGGGGGCCCCGGCAATGGCGTGAGAGGTCACAAACCGCCTGTAGATAAACTCGATAGCCTTTTTATGTATCATGATTGGGGCTACGAGATGCATCAATATCGGCTTGCTGACCGCGTTCTTGTACGTGAAATAGACGAACTTCCCG